AGAGATTTTGCTGAAAGTGAAACAATTACAATTCCTAATTCATTAGTAGGTGGTGGTGCAGATATCGTCTTGAATGTGCAAGATCTTATTGATGATGGTTGGCAAGCTGTTCGAGAAATTACTTCTGTAGGTGTAGGTATTGGTAAAATGACATCTTCATTTAGATTGAAGACTGGTGTTGAAGTTGATGGTAATAGACCTGCACAAACAACAACTGGAAGTGTTACACATACAATAACTACTTCTAATGGAAAGTTTTTAATTGATGGGCAATTATTAGAAGTTTTAAATCTTGATAGAGGAAAGACATATACATTTAATTTGGATGATTCATCAAATGATAATTACATAGGATTGTTTAGTAATACTGAAGATGGTTGGCATTCTACAGGACAATCTACAGATATTGGTGATACCAGCTATGTTTTTTCTGATGCTGTAAAGTATTTTATTGATGGAGCAGAAGTTGTATATCAATCATATATTAGTGGATTTAATGGTGCTACTACAAGATCTATTCAATATGAATCAAGAGTAGACGCACCAACAGTCATATATGCATTCTCATATAGTGGCACAGAGGTTGGATATCGTTTAGTTAATAATGGATATGTAATGGGTGATTTCACACAAGATTACATATATGAAGAAGGTCTTGGATTACTTGATGAACAAAATGGTATTTTTGCTTCAACTCCAGAATATCCTAATGGAACATATTGCTATTTCATGACTGAAGATGGTAGTGGTAATCCTGTATATCCGTATGTTGTAGGTCCAAAACTTTATGGAGCACCAATATTTGAAGGAGATACATTACCTACTACATCAACAGAATTTCCTTTTGGTGCTGAAGGTAAAGTTAATATTAATGATGGTGCTATCGATTTCATTAAAATGGTTAAGACTGGAGATGGATACTTCGGTCCTACTCAAGCAACAATATTAGGTGGTCAAGGGTCGGGAGCAACAGTTACACCAACTGTTCAAACTGTTACTGGTTTAACATTATTAACTGATGGAAGAAATTTCTTAACTCCACCATCTCTTATCTTTGAAGGTGGCGGTGGTCAAGGTGCAACTGGTGCTGCATCTATAGATGTTACTGGAAAAATAACTAATATAAGTGTAGTTGATCCAGGAGAATTTTATGATGAAGCTCCTTACCTTTTAATTACTGGTGGAGGAGGATTAGGAGCAAAAGCTGTTGCAAGAATTTCTCAAGGATCTGTCATTGGTATTGATATTGTTGATCCTGGTAGAGGGTATACAACTGAACCTAATGTAATCTTCCAGAAACTTGTTGATTTAAAGAGAAAGGCAAGAGCAAGACAGTCTCAAGCATCAGAATCATTCTTCTTAACTGGATTACTCAAAGCAGTTACTGCTAGTGATGATACATTATATGTGAAATCTACTGGTGCTTTCCCTGGATCTGGATCTATTATTGTTGATCAGGAAACTATTAGTTACGCATCAAAATCAGAACAAAAATTTACAGGTTTAACTAGAGGAGTAAACTTTAGATATGATCAAAGGGTTGTTTTAGATACAAGTCAGAATGATGGAAATCAAGTATCTACATACACATACAACGTTGGTGATAGAGTTATAAGAAGTATTGAGAACTCTAATAATAAAATTGCTAAAGTTTATGACTGGAATCCATATAATAGGGAATTGTTGGTAACTTTTGAAGTTGATGAATTGGCATTTATTGATGCTGGTATACCTTCTACAGAAGATACAATTGTGCAATTTGATGCTGGCACTCCTGGAAGTGCAAGTTCATCATTCCAACCACATGTTTTAGTCAATTCTGTTGGTGATGATATTGTTGCTTTAACAGTACCAATTTCAACATTATCAGATAAGAAATTTGAAGATGATGATGAGCAAGATGGTTTAGGAGATGGTATACCAGATCTTGTAAATACTGGAACTGCGTATATCAATCAAATTAATCTTGATGGTGGTTTACATAGTTCTCTTTATGGTGTTGAAGAAACACAAGGTGGGCAGAATACTACTTTATTCCAAGTAGGAGAAAGTCTTAAAGATGGATCTACCCCACTTAAGTTTGCATCTGTAATTGAAGCAGGTGCTCTTAATGAAGGCAGACCTCATGGTGCTATAGTTGAAATTTTCGTTGATCCTCTTTACGGAAATGGATTAAACTTTAGTGTTAATGAAGTTGTTACTGGACAATATTCTCAAATTCAAGCAACAGTAGTTTCTTGGGATAATGCTAGAAGTGTATTAACTGTAAAAGATATTGTCCCATATGATACTGGTGATGTTAGTGTGGGTACTAATGGTAAGTTATATTCATTCTCAGAAAATAGTACGGTAACTGATTTTATTGTACTAGATCCTGGAGCTGATTACACTCAGATTCCTACTATTACAGTTGAGGATATTGGTGATGTGGAATCAACAGGAACAGTTAATATGACTACTGCTGGAGACCAAATTGCTTCTGTAACTATAACTAATGGTGGATATGGAATTGTTCCGTATGTAGATGGCACTTATAACCTACACCCAACCATAACTGTAACCAATGGTGGTGGAGATACCACTGGAGCTGGAGCAATATTGCAAGCAGTTACTAGCGGTGAAAACATCGTTGGTAATGGTGGAGCATCTTATAAAATCAAGTCTATTAACTATCAGACACAAATCAGATCCTAAAAGTCTGATAAATAAACAAGAGGATACCAAATCTTTATATATCGTAGGAAATGGCAGCATTACTAACTGATCAATTTAGAATTTTTTCTGCACAGAAATTTATTAAGGCACTTGAAGGTCCAGTTGCGACCCAGAGTGATAGTGATGCTGGAGCTTCTAGAGATCGTCTATACATTTTTATCGGCAGACCACAATCGTGGGATGATGAAAACAACCCACCCCAAGCAGTAGATTCTTTCCAAGAATTTTCATCAGCATATGATGATATGATTTCTTTGAAAAGGGTCTTGGCTTCTGACGTTGTGCAGGTTGTAAGACGAATTGACTGGGTTTCCCCAGAGCAGACTACAGGTGGTCTAGGTTTTACCTATGACATGTATCGTCACGATTACTCACCTAGTAAGACTGCATCTTCTGGTGCTACTAAACTGTATGATTCTGACTTCTATGTTGTGAACTCACAGTATCAAGTCTACAAATGTATCTACAATGGCACTTCTCCCTCGGATCCAAATGGTAAACCGTCAACGGTTGAGCCGACTGGTACTTCGACTTCTATTATTACTACTGGTGATGGTTATCGTTGGAAGTATCTTTATACCATTCCCGTGGCTTCTGTTTTGAAGTTTTTCTCTAATGATTACATGCCTGTTTTCATTAATGATGCTGTAAGAACAAATGCTGTTAGTGGAGAAATTGATACCGTTGTAATCAATGCTGCTGGTGCTGGTTACAATAATGGTACATATGACAATGTGTCTATTAACGGTGATGGCACAGGTGCTAGAGTTTCTATTGTTATAGATGGTGGTAAAGTCATCTCTGCAACAGTTACCTCTGGAGGTACTGGATATACATTTGGTAAAATCAGTGTTGATACTATTACAGGAATCGGCACAGGAACAAATGCTGAAGTTGATGTCATAATTCCACCTCCAGGTGGTCATGGTTACGATCCAGTCATTGAGATGGGTGGATATAGAGCTATGATTAATGCTAAACTCTCATATGATTAGGGTTCAGGTGACTTCCCTATTGATAACGTTTACCGAAGAATTGGTTTAATTACAAACCCTCTCAAGTTTGGTACATCTGAATTGATTTCTGATTTAACAGTTTCAGGAACTAAAGCGGTTATTTTCCCACCTACTTTCCAAGGTAATTACATCCCTGATGAAATTATCACACAATCTAGAATTGTTGGTGGTGTTAATGTTACTGCACGTGGAAGAGTTATTTCATGGAATGCAACAACAAAACTTCTCAAGTATTATCAAAATAGTGTTGATGGTATTTTCCCAGAAGTTACTGGTACTTTGAATGAGTTTGATGGATCTAACCCCATCAATGGTGCTACATCAGGTGCTGCAGGGCAACCAGATGTTAACTTCCCAACTGTACCTAATACTTCTTCTAGGACAATCAATAACACTGAGTATGATCTTGGAATGAAATTTAATAATGGTTATGCGAAGTCTGAAATCAGATACAGCACTGGACAAGTGGTCTACATAGATAACAGACGCTCAATCAGTCGTGCAAACGACCAAGTAGAAGACATTAAAATCGTAATCGAGTTCTAAACGAATGGCACAAAATACCAATTTAAACGTCACCCCTTACTACGACGATTTCGATAAGGATAAGAATTTTTATCGAGTGCTGTTTCGACCTGGATTCCCTATACAGGCTCGTGAATTATCAACAATGCAATCGATCTTGCAGAATCAGGTCGAGAATGTTGGTACGCACTTCTTTAAAGATGGTGCAATGGTCATACCTGGACAGGTTGGTTATGACTTAAACGTTAGTGCTATCTTACTTCAAGAGTCATTCCTTGGTAGTGATGTTGAAACATATAGAGCACAATTAGATGGTGCTATAATTGAAGGACTGACAACAGGTATTAAAGCAAAGGTATTATATAGTATTTCAGCAGAGACTTCAGAGAAAGGTTATATTACATTATATGTTAAGTATATTGATTCTGGAGATACAACTTCAGAGTCTGCATTAAAGACTTTCCAATTAAATGAGCAGTTAATATCAGATAAAGAAATAACATTTGGATCTACTCTTATTGAGGTTGGTACACCATTTGCTCAGTTGTTACCAGTAAATGCAGTTGCTACAGGTTCTTCAGCATATATTAGTGATGGTGTCTACTTTGTTAGAGGACACTTTGTTAATGTTCCTTCCAATTATCTGATTCTTGAACAATATAGTAATAATCCATCATTCAGGGTTGGTCTTGAAGTATTAGAATCTATTGTTACACCTGAAGATGATGAGTCACTAAATGATAATGCTGCTGGTACTTCAAACTATTCTGCACCTGGTGCTCATAGATTTAAAGTATCTACTAATTTTGTTAAGAGACTTATTACAGATGAAGCAGATAAAGACTTCATTGAATTGTTAAGAATTAATAATAGTGTTGTAGAAAATTTTGTTGAGAGGACAGCATATAGTGAATTGGAAAAATCTATGGCTCGTCGTACTTATGAGGAGTCTGGAGATTATGTTATTAACACTTTTGATACTAAAGCAAGGGAGCATTTAAATGATGGATTCAACAACGGTGTATATGATGCTGGAGCAACTAGTCAAGATGGAAATGTCGCTGATGAAGCAAAAGTGGCTCTTGAAGTTTCACCAGGAAAAGCTTACGTTAGAGGATATAGAACAGAGTTT